TTTTCTTGTTAGAAATTTTTTATTAATGTAGCGTTATATTGTTTAACTAATTCATTGGCCCTTTTAATGGCTATGCTTCTTTCTTTGCCTGGGTATTTTTCATTTAGTATCTGTTTTCCTCTTGGGTGGTTGCGATCCTCTAAATTAGAGAAAACAGGCGTTTCATAAACTGATATATAAAAATCAACAAAATTATATTTCTGTCTTGTTAATTTAACAATTGTTTTAAATTCTGTTTGGCTGACTATTTGGGCCTGGTTGAAGATTGCTTGACGATACGCTTTTAATTTTGTTATTTCTTCTTCTAATCTTTCTATGTCACGCTTTGCCCATCTATCTGAATCCATCAAACTTTTTATATCATATTTATTTTCATACTCATAATAATTTATATAGAATGTTGATCCCTTAGACATTTTATTTTACCTTAAAGCACCAGGGATTAATTCCCTAGTGCCGCCTTTCTTGATGATGTTTTAATTTTTTCGCTGAAGTGCATTTCTCGAATTTCATCAAGTGTGAATGTTTTTTTATGGTTTTTTGTATATCCTTCTTCATGCCAATACCAGGCTTTTTTCTTACCAGCGAATTTGAATCCTAATTCTTTTAATAATGCTTTGATTGCGTATGTTTGGCCAGATACCCATACCCATGAGCCAATAATTTCTAAATCAATATCAAAGTTTATTAATTGGTCAATGATGTTTTTGAAAGTGTCGTTCATTTTTTGGAAAGTTTCTGTTTTTTCGCCTTTGTTTAATTGTGCTGCTAATTTATCGTATTCAGCTTTCATTTGGATAAATTCTTTTTCGTTGCCTCCCTTGTCAGGGTGGTGTTTTAAAGCTAACTTTCTATATTGTTTTTTAAGTTCCTCTAAAGTAGTTACATTTTTGAAAAAGTTCATTTTTCATTCGCTCCCTTTTCGGTTGGTATAGTATAGTATATGCGTTTCCGCACTAATTATTCATAAAAAATTATTTATTTTTAAATTGTATAAATAACAAATTCATAATCATTTGAGCATCTTCTATTAGTTGAATTAAATTCTAATTTTCCGTATCGGTTGCAATATGTTTCAAACTTTTTTGATTCTTTATAAGGTACACATACAATCTTTTTATTTTTGATTGCTGACTTTAATATTTCGTAACCTTTGTTAGAAATATGTTTTTCAATTGTTTTATTCATTTTGAAAACCTCCTAATTTTTGGTAACTCTTTATACTCTTATTATATGCGATAACGCACTATTTTAAAACAAAAACAATTCGACAAAATAAATAAGAGAGAGGAAAAATTTCATCCTCTCTCTTTACTTTTATTCGTATACTTTTACTGTTGTGTATTCTTCATCATTATCTAATGTTTTAAATTCTACTTGTCGGTCAATCATTTCGTTTAGTAGTCCATCTGATACAAGAGCCTCAAAGTTTCCTTTGTTTGTTGCGTAATCAATAAATTCACTCCAATTGTTTAATTTTTCCATTTCGTTATTCGCTCCTTTAATTAATTTATCTTACATTATAGTATATGCGTTTTCGCACAGTTTTATTCCAAAAAAAGAGAAGTTCTATAAAAGAACCTCTTTTGCATCTTTCCAATTTAGATAATATTTGTTTGATGTTTTCTTATTCTTTGCACCAATTGAAATGTGATGTAAATGGTGTTTATATTCAGTTCTATCAATAGGGTATTTTTCATAAGTGATTGAAATGTTTTGTAATTTATAAGGCTCTAGGAAAAAGCAAAGGGCATCAAAGCAATTTGTTTTAAATGCGATTTCCTTACCATATTCATAGTGTTCAATAGCAATGAAAATATTTCTACCTTCGCAATATTTAACCGTTACAACAACATCAACAATTTTTTTCTCGATTGTTTCCATTTGAAAACCTCCTAATTGTCTGATATTTCTTTATATTATAGTCTATGCTGGGAACAAAAATAACATGACAAGCCTATGAAATATTTTTTTAAGATTTATTTAATAGTTTTGGTGATAAATTTGTATTATGGAAAAATTGGGACAACTTATGTGAGGGGTGGCGATCATGGCAAAGGGGAAATATAAAGAGTGGCTTACGCCTGAAGGTTTGGCATTGGTTGAAGGATGGGCAAGGGATGGCCTTTCTGAAGAACAAATAGCGCATAACATGGGAATTAGTAGGCAAACTTTGAACGATTGGAAAAATAAATATGACGACATTTCTTACACTTTAAAAAGAGGAAAAGAAGTAATAGATCGTTTTGTTGAAAATGCGCTCTTAAAACGTGCCACAGGCTATAAATACGATGAAATTACGCATGAGAATGTATGGAACGAAAAGAAAGGTGAATTCGTTCTAGTGCCTGTTAAAGTCGTTACAAAAGAGGTTGCGCCTGATACTACGGCCCAAATATTTTGGTTGAAGAATAGAAAACCAGCCGAATGGCGTGATAAGCAGCAGATTGAGCATAGTGGCGGCATGAATAATAAAACTGAAATTGTTAATGATCTTTCTAAATTAAGTGTTCAGGAGTTGGAGCAGATTGAAAAAATCCTTACCAACGCTGAAACAGATTAAGCAAGAGTTAGCTAAACGCCACTATAAACACTATGTTGAATATGTGCATGAAGGAAGGTATGTCCACGCTAGGCATACGCTTTTTTTGTGTGAAATTCTTCAAACTGCAATCGAAAAGAAAAAGTTAATGCGATCAGGTGATATAAAAACAGAAAATCAATACATTGCAATCAATTTACCGCCTCGGCATGGAAAGAGTATGACCATAACCGAAACATTACCTTCTTATTACCTGGGCCAATTTGAGCATGATAGGGTTATTGAAATATCTTACAATGATACTTTCGCCAATAAATTTGGAAAAAAGAATCGTGAGAAAGTTGAGCGCTTTGGTAAAGAGTTGTTTGACTTAGAGATCAATAACCGTTCTAGTGCATCAGATAATTGGCAAATAAACAATTTAGTTGGTGGTATGATTTCAAGAGGCGCACTAAGCGGTATCACAGGCGAGGGCGCTGATCTGATGATAATTGACGATCCAATTAAAAACAGGGAAGAAGCCAACTCTGAAGTATACCGCGGCAAATTGTGGGATGAATGGATAGATTCATTTTCAACTCGTTTGCATCCAGGCGCTATTGTCATTCTAATTCTTACAAGATGGCATGAGGACGATTTACAAGGCCGCCTATTAAATCCTGAATATGGTGATCCTTTAAATTGGCAAGTGTACAATTTGCCTCTTGAATGTGATGATGAAAACGACACGTTAGAACGTGAGATAGGTGAGGCGCTATGGCCTGAACGCTATGGCATAGAGTTTATTGAGGAAAGGAAGAAATATCCTAGTTCGTTTAACTCACTTTATCAGGGTAGACCAACGGCCCAGGAAGGTAATATGCTGAAAAGAGCCTGGTGGCGTTATTATGATGTGTTGCCACAAATGGCTATGACCATACTAAGTGTTGATGCAACATTCAAAGATGGTGAGGATAGCGACTTTGTATCGCTGCAAGTATGGGGAAAACTAGAGGCCGATATGTATTTGATAGATCGTGTTAAGGCGAAAATGAATTTCCCTACAACATTACAAGCAATCAGGAATTTACTTGTTAAGCATCCAAAAATTGCGTTAAAACTCGTTGAAGATAAGGCAAACGGCCCAGCAATCATATCTATGCTACAACATGAAATAGGTGGTTTTGTTGGCGTTAATCCTGAAGGCGGTAAGGTTGCAAGGGTAAATGCAGTAAGCCCATATATAGAGAGTGGTAACGTTTATTTGCCGAGGCATGAACCATTCACGCATGACTTTGTAGAAGAATGTGCTTCATTCCCTAATGGTAAGAATGATGATGATGTAGATGCAATGTCACAAGCATTGAATAGATTCATTTACTTCAAGCCTAAATACAAGGAAGAACAGAAAAAGCCTGAAACACAAGCAGAAAAATTGTATGCTCATGCAATGAAACAGGCGAAAAATAGAAAGAAGGTTAAAAACTATGATTAAAACTATATTACTTAGTGCGTTTATTTCTTTTACCGTTACGTTATTGATTAACAAATTAGGAAAAAGAGGGCAATGAAACAGGCGAAAAATAGAAAGAAGGGTAAACGAATTGAATAATGAAACGATTAACAAATTATATAAATTAGTAAAAAATTCAAAAGCTGGTGAAGGTCATATTATATCTGAAATATATAACGATAAAGAGGCAACGTGCGTTATTTCTATATATGATGGCGTTAGACCTAGCAATATAGTTCTTGATGAATTTTACGATTGGGCCGAAAAACAAGGTAAAACAGAAATTACAGAAAAGATAGAAGAATTATCAAAATTAGAAGGTGAACAGAATGATTAGTTATTTTAGTATTGGCGCTTTAATCGTTGTGATATGCGCACTCATTGCGTTACTCATTGCCGAACATCTTAGAGTTTATAGATTGCATGAACAGGCAAGAGAAGAACGAATGGATTTAATTACTGAATTACTTGATCGGTTAGATGGTATTCGAGTATATGGAAACAATGAGCGCAAGGAACTATTAGACCGCATCCAAGCGCCTGACTTTAATAATTTGAAAGCTGCTGAGATACGCACGATTAAGGCACAGAGTAATGAAGAACCTAAACAACCGATTGTATTAGAATAGGGGGAAATTAAATGAAATTATTTACTGCTAGTTTAAATGACATTCACTATTACATGGTAGGGAATACGCCTGATGATGTGAGAGCAAATATTGCAGATGTAGACCAAACATTCACATATTTACCATTTACAGTTGAAGAAGTGACAGTGCCAGGTTTTGACATTGTTGTAACTGAAACGGTATTTGATCCACCACCAAAAAGAGGCAAAGGGACAACGAATATATAATCGCTTCAGTTAGAAAGTAGGTGAATGAATGGATAAGAACGCTAAAACACCGAAAGAATGGGTTGCAATCGTAGGGGAGCGCATTAAATTAGCTGAGGATTGGGAAAATAGGCGCACGATGTTACGCAACCTTAACTATTATCTTGGCAATCAATGGATTACCTGGGATTCTTCTACTAAACGTATGGTAATCGCACCACAAGAAGGCAACATTGAGCGCATAACACATAATGTTATCAAAGGTAAAGTATTAATAAAGGTTGCAAAGCAGATCAAGAATAAAATCAAGTTTGAAGTAATACCAGATACAACAGATGATGAACGTGTTGACATAGCAAGAGGCGCAAATAAAGGCGTTCGATATTGGTGGAAAGAACAGGAAATGAACCGCAAAAGCAGAGATTTATTTTTACATTGCGGTGTCAAAGGTTGGAGCGCAACAAAGACTTATTTTGATCCAGAACTAGGTGACGATATCACACCAGAAGTTGATGAAGGTGAGCAGCCTGAAGAACCAATTTTCACAGGTGAGATTGTTTGTCTTGTTATTGATCCATTGTCTTTGTATCTTGATCCAGCGGCAACAAGTGAAGATGAGTTAAGATGGGCGATAGAACGTAAACCGAGGGATATAGATTATATTGCTGAAAAATACGGTGTGCAAGTGCCTGAAGATAAGAATGTTGATTATATGAATAGTGACATTTCTATCAATTCTAGCTTTTCAAATATGCAGCAAAACAAGAAAATGACACGCATGGCAATGGTAGATGAAATGTGGGTAAAGCCATGTAAAAAATATCCAAACGGCCTAAAGGTTACGGTTTCTAACGGTCAATTATTAGATTTAGATGATAAAGCTGGTGGATTCCCTTACACAATATTCGTTGATACACCTGTACCTGGTTTTGTGAAGGGTGAAGCGTTCATTAAGGATATGTTACCGATACAACGGTTAATCAACATTATGAAAACAATGATGGCCACACATGGAAAGCGCATGGGTAATTCAATATGGAAGTTACCACATGGCTCTATTTATGATGAAGAAGAATTAACAAATGAAATTAGCGCAATCATTGAATATGATTCACAACATGGCGAACCACATAGAGAACCACCGCCTGATTTACCTTCATTCTTTGATAGATTATTAGGCTTTTATAAGCAAGATATTGATGATATGAGTGGAGCTAGGGAAATCACACAAGCAGCATTGCCACCAGGACTTGACACATTAGGTGGCTTACAATTGATGGTCGAACAAGAGAACGAAAAATTGTCAATTAGTGCTGAAAATTATGAGCGTGGTATGAAGCGTGTTTTAAAACGTGTGCTAATGCTTATGAAAAAGCACTATACAGAAGAACGTATGCTCAAAATTGTTGGGGATGATGGGCAACTTGAAGTATCTAGCTTTCTAGGCTCTGATTTAAGCGGTGGTGAGGATATAGATATAGTTGAGGGTAGTTCATTACCTGAAATGAAATCGGCCCAACAAGAGCGAATTATGAACCTTTGGAAAGAAGGTGCTTTTGTTGATAAGAATGGACAACCTGACCACCAAACTTTCTTACGTTTATTAGGTTTAGGAGATGCAGATGCAATATTTGAAGAAACGCAGCTTGATGAAAACAAAGCGAAAACTGAAAATAAAGTGATTGAGGATGCTAATTCACCTGAAAACCAAAAAATATTGATGCAATATGCTATTCAGATGCAGCAATATCAAATGGCTATGCAGCAATTCCAACAACAAGCGCAAATGATGGCGCAACAAGGTGAAGATACAAGCCAATTGCAGCAAATGCAGCCCCAGCCGCCTCAAAATCCTGTTCCGTTGCCACCTGTCAGGGATTTTCAGGACCATCAAACACATATCTATCATCATAATTTGTTTAGGAAATCAGGTGAGTATGATAAGTTACCGCCTGTCTTACAACAAATGATTGACGATCATGTGAACCAACATACACAAATGTTAAATGATCCAGCGGTACAACAAGCGCAGCAACCAGCACAATCGGCCGCATTGCAGCAACAACAGGCGGAACAACAAGCGCAGCAACAACAGATGCAACTACAAGCGCAACAACATGCAGATGATAACGCATTAAAACAAAAACAAATGGAAGTACAAATGCAAGTACACGCAACAACCGCACAACAAAAGGCACAAGAGATTGACTTGCAACACAAGAAAATGGAAATGGAACACTTAAAGCACCATGATGCACACGCATTAGACATACTGAAGCATAGCAACGAACATCAATTAAATATTTCTAAACATCAAAGTGACCATCAAATTAAGCTACTTGCAGCACAAAAAGCACAACAAGCAGCACAAAATAAAAATAATGGGGGCAATTAAGCATGAAAGAAAAAGATTTAGGAATTACCCAGGTAAGAGGGGCGAAAGCAAACATTTCTGATTTACAAGTATATGGTGATGGTGATACTTTCGCATTGCTTTGTAAAGCATCATCACAGGAACAAGGGTGGATGAAATCAACTAAAGTATGTAATGTTCCAGGTGGTTGCATCGTTCAGGTTACAACGCAGCAACGCAATCCTGATGGTAGTTATGTGGTAGCTGAAGCATTAACATATGTTCCAGGTGTTCATATTGACAAGGATTCAGAACCACGAAAATTAGTTGTTGAGAAGGATATATAACAATGCCTGAAATTGATTGGTTATTCTTTGCGATTTGCTTTTGTATTATGGTGATTATTTATTTAATTACTAAAATGCTTGAATATAAAGCAGATATGGAGCATTAGAAAGAATGTTATTTCAAATATGAGGCAAAAAGGAAGGTGAAAATATGAAAAACTTTGCACAAGTTCCGATTACATCAAACATTCGGAATACAACGCCAGTTAATTCAAATTCATATAGTATTGATGGCTACCAACAAAAAAGTTTAGTTCTTATGAATGGGTTAGATCAAGCGGTAAATGTTACCATTCAATATTCACCTGATAACACAACGTTCTATGCAATCGGATCACCGATTAATATAGCTGCTTCAAAAAATGATGTATTTATTGATTCAACTGTACCAGCCTTACGTTTAATTAAAGGATGGCTTAAATTTACGGCAACTGCAGCTGGAACACCAACAACAGGCACATTTAAACTAGAATTACAATTAAATTTAGGTAGCTAAAGGAGGAAAAGGAAAATGGAAAAATTGAAATCTCGTAAATTATGGGTAGCAATCGTTTCAGCTTTATTGATTGTATTAAATCAAGGGTTAGGCTTAAATATTCCAGCTGATTCAGTATTGAGCCTTGCTGGTGTCATTATGGCTTATATTTTTGGTCAAGCCTACGTTGATGGTAAGCAATCTGTTTTACAAATTAAGCATATTTCAGAGGAAAAACCACAAGAAACAATTGAACAACCGCCTGAAGTAGAACAACAAGCAATAGAACAACCAATACAACCTAAAGACGAAGTATTAACGAAAATTAACGCTATTCAAAATGAATTAGATCAACTTAAACAAGTAACTACATTAAACTAAAGCATTTAGTCATTGACTAGGTGCTTTTTTGTTGTCCTAAGCATGACGTTAAAAGGCTAAACTATGGCGTTAAAAGGGAGAAAGCGCCAACTCCCAGGAGGTTACACTATGTCTTTGTTTAATAAAAACGGATGGTTAAAACTTAATTTACAATTTTTCGCTACTGATGGCGTTGAAGGTGGGGGATTCGCCAACCCACAAGGCGGAGAAGGTGGAGAGCCAGGGGGCGCTTCTATTATTGATGATCCAAATGTAAGCCCTGAAGGTGGAGAGCCTAGTGCAACTCCTGAAGGTGATGAGTTAGACAATTCCAAAGCCTTTGCGCAGAGGCTTAGTGAACGAACAGAAAAAGCACTTGCTGAAGCACGTACTCAATGGGAACAAGAACAACAAGAGAAATATGGAAAGTTTGATGCTTACGAAAAAAATTTATTAGCTACTGCAAAAATGAGTGGATTCAATACAATAGAGGAATTTCAAGAGGCCCTTGCTGAAGCAGAATTGCAAGAGAGAGCGCAAAAGCAAGGTATTACACCTGAAATGCAGCAACGATTAGAGGCATTAGAACAAGAGGCTGCAAAAGGTAGAGAACTTCAACAACAACGTGAGCAAGAGGAAAGCGTAAGACAGTTTAGAGAGTATTGTAAAACTTTCGCTTCTGAAAACGGTGTTGAAGCAGATAAGTTAGAAGAATTTATGATGACACATCAAATTCCGAGTTTTGATATTGCCTTAAAAGCAATGAAAGCTGACGAGTGGGAGCAACAATTAAAAGATGCTAAAGAAATTGCGGTTAAGGAATATTTAGCAAGTAAGAAAGCGCCAAAGGTTGAAGGTAGCGGAAATAGTGGAGTAGTAAATCAAGAGCCGCCTAAATCATGGGCAGAATCAAGATCAAGAGCATTAGAGAGGTTAAATTCAAATAATAAAAATGAATAGGAGTGTTTCAAATGGCTGGCACAAATTTAACAACTTTAGCAGATGTATTAAAAATTGATTATTTACCAACGATTAGAGAGCAAGTAAACAACGCAAACGTTATGTTAGCGAAACTTGAACAAAAAGCGGAAATTATTTCAGGTGACGGTTTAAATTTCTCTGTACCTCATCACTTTGGCCGCAATGCTGGTGTAGGGGCGGTTGCTGAAGGCGGAACACTTCCAACGGCTGGAAACCAAGCATACAAAGCATCAACAGGTAAAGCAAAAATGGTAACAGGTCGTTTACAAGTTACTGTTCATGCGATAGAACAATCTAAAAAGGACAAAACTTCTTACCTTCGTGCAATTGAATCCGAGGTGCAAGGCCTAACAACAGACATTAAAAACTACCGTTCACGCTACTTTTTCGGTGATGGAACAGGCAGACTTGCAACAACGGCAGCAAATACAACAGTTAATACACTTAACGTTGATAGTGTAAAACTTTTCTTTGTTGGTCAAGTTGTTGATATTATGGCAACTGATGGTGTGACAGTTAAAACAGCTGGGCGTAATGTTACGGCTATTGATCGTGTTAATACGACTGTTACTATTGATGGCGCAGCAGTAACAACTCTTGCGACAGATTACCTTGTTACAACAAATACGGCTGGTCTTGATCCTATGGGATTATCAGGTATCATTTCAAATTCTAAGCCACTTCAAACACTTGATCCAGCAGTTCAATCATGGTGGAAAGCGCAGCGCTTTGCAAATGGTGGAGTAGGTAGAGCGATTTCGGATGCTTTACTTCGTTTAACAGTTGATGAAACGAACCAGGTATCAGGTAAAGACATTGATTTCTTAATCGGTTCATATGGCGTTAGAGCAGCGTATGAGGCGCTTTTAACTACTAACAAGCGTTACACTAACGTAATGGAGCTTGAAGGCGGTTATAAGGTCTTAGAATGGGATTCAAACCCATTTATCGTTGATAAGTATATGCCTAGTGGTCGTGTATGGTTTGGTAACTGGAACGATTTAGGCATTTACCGAGTAGCGCCACTTGGCTTCATGG